GATGCTCGGACTATGTTTTTTTCCCGTTGATGCGTAGAACGTCCAGCCAGAGCAACTTGAGGGCCCCTTAAACACGCATTGCTGTTGCCTGTACAGATACCAGGCCCAGATCAAGGTCACCTGGATCAGAACACTTAGAGACAACCCAAAGATTGGGGCGCCCCATTTGGTGTGGCGAAAAGACACCTTAGCTTTGTTCTTCATGTGTCTTTCCGACGATCTTTTTGCGCGGCTTTTTCTGCTTCATGGCGGTGTTCTGAGCACGCCAACATCGTGAAATGGACGGGGGCTACCCATCCCCTGCAGCCCTTGCCCCAGCCTATGCAGCATTTGCTGCACTGCATGATGTAGATGAAGCACGTTGCGCCGATTCCAAAGAATACGGACGCTAGCAGCACATTAGCCTTGGCGGCGAGTGCTGCTATGAGCAGTAAGCCGGCTATTACAGCCGTGCTTACTATGAAGACGAGCAGAGTGAAGAATGCCTCTCTCAGTGCGTCTTCACGTTGAACTCTTTGTAGAATGTGATGACATTCTTGATCCAGTTCTTGTTGAGCCCGTGCGGATCGTTTTCTGCGCCTACGGGACAGTACTTGTTCCCAAGGAAGGTGATGAAGTCTTCCTTGCAACCGCTTGCCACCCAGCGGTCGTAGTTCTTTTGAACGGTGGCGGCGCACCAACCAGCTTGTTTCCGGTAGGTGTTGGCTTTTTTGTTAAGGATGCCAAACTCCTTACCCGCACCGCCGTTTTCGGCGTAGCGTATAGCGGCAACCACAGGCCGCAGCAGGTCGCGCAACTCAGGACGAATGTTCTCCTGAATCGCCTCCTCGAAGGCGGCGGCGTTCGCCGCGCCGTCTTTCTTCTCTATTGGTGACTGCCCGAACGACAGCCCTACCAATGATACGACCGCCAACAAGACGGCCCATAATCTAGTACGCATGTGTGACTCCTTTTTGATAGGGGGACTTGCATATATCTTATGCCATATTTGTTAACGTATTTGAGTATAAAGTCAGAGAACTCTGAAGGCAGGCCCGGCACTATGAAGAGAGACATGTTTTTTCTAATAAGATCAAGAATAATATTGTTTGCTGTTTGCGGGTTCATTTTATGACAGCATCTCGTCTGACGCCCGTCCGTAGAATGGTAGCACAGGGGGTAGTCGGGGGTTCATGAGTGTATTGACAGAATCACGGACGAAATCGTAGCTCTCGCGTGATAAATATAGGTGCGCAGTATTCTTTATTATGTTAGTGAATAGTGTTGTATGAATTTTGTCTAGGCCAGAACATCTTTCCAATAATAAGACGAGCTCTTCAGTGTCACTCATAGTCAAAAAATCGGGGCAGATCTGGGTGTCGCGGCTCCACGACCGGCGCCCTCACTGCGACCTGTTCACACACAAGATCCTCAATAATGAGGTGATTGTAGTATCCCATTACAATACGAGGCACCCCTAGGTCGCTCCGGACAAGGCTACGCAATCTACCGGGTATCAGGCTCATATTTAAGAGCGCCGCCTCTAAGATGTGTTCTTGCTCTATAGGATGTGTCATTCTCTAAAGCTCGCTTCCGAAAGGATACACTGCTGCCGTAGCGACCGTGCGTCGATGAACATTTGTTGCAATCTCATCCTCTATTCCGTCTTTTCTTGGATTTACATCATCTACTAAACGGGTTACTTTAACGTTAACAGCAAATATAGGGTAGCAGATCTGGTCTATAAGTAAGTCGTTGTCTATATGGTTCAGTGGTTTGTTGTGTGTTTCTACTGTCACAGAGGGAACAGCTCCTCTACTTCGCTGTCGTGTGGATTGACAGGAAGGTCTAGTTCCATCTCAACCACTTCGTCTAGAATAAGGGTTCGGCACTCGACGATTTCTCGAAAAGAGCTTAAAAGTAGATTGTGCGGCGTGCCGTTTTGTGCGGCCGTACTGATTTGTCTATACGTGTCGCTAAGAGGGGCGCACGCCGCGGCCACGACGTTCTCTTTTTGCATCGCGCGGGCCAACATGATATCGAAACTGTCCATGGTTTCCATCAATACCTTATGACGCATTCTACTTCCATATTAGTAAAAAAAGAAGCCGTGCTGATAGGGGTGATATCAACAACGGCTTCCCCGGTAGGATGCATTAAGGCAACGGGCGCAAGTCCCGTTACCAAAATGATGCTACTTTTGAGGTACCGGCGCGGCGGGCTCCGGTAACCTCGGCGCTTCGGCCTGTTTGTGCTGTTCTAGCAGCGTGTCATTCACGGCAGCCAGACCAGCCAACGTAGCTTTTATAGCGATCAACAGCTCTTTATCTGTCATTTTTTCATGTAGCGCCCTACCTAAACACCCACCAGCGAGGTGCTGGTGGTTTTGTGGCTACCCCATAAACTTGCCTACGGTCACAAGGTCATTAAGCAAGCTTGCTCTTGATTGCCTAAAAGCTATCATTTCATATCGGGTATCTTATGACAATAGTTCCTAAAAATTTGACACAGCGGGTGCATAACCATGTTTAAAGTAGCTGGTGCGATAATTGACTGCTACGACGATCCTAAGTTCATGGTGAACTTTGAGGCGCACAAGTATTTAGGAAAGGAATTGCTGCCACCGGAAGATCTCGATAAGTTAGCGGACAATCAGTTTGCGCTAAAAATAACGGGATCCGGTCCGACTGTCAGACGTTACCCGGTCTACAACCAATGGATAACTAAGGTGTCCTGCGCCTATTTTTTAGATAAGAAGGACGGACTACCTGCTGAAATGATCAAAGCGGCTAGCTACGGGTTGGTTAACGCGTGTAAGCGTTATCAGCTCGGTATCCCTACCGGGCTAGAGGCCGAGAAAGTTGGTTCTATAACAACGAGCCTAAATAAGGTCGCTTCCTATCCTGCCATTAAGGCAGATGATGAGCTAGCTAAGGCCTTGGCTAAAAAAGCTGAGGCTGTGTTGTATAAGATGACCCCTGTTGACCGTGTTCTATTAGCCAATGAATTGCATAAAGTAGCGGCCACCCAGTACTCGGAAGCTCTTAGCGAATATGTGGTTGACGGCTATAACCCTAATCTGGCCAAAGAGATACAGTCGAGACTCATTCTGATTAAATCTGCTTCTGATCAGAATACGGCCTACCTGGCTTCTGCGGTAGAGCGTCTATTGGCTGATAAGGACACGATGCACCCCCTTGAGTTCGCTACAGCCTTAAGTGATATAGACAAACAGGCTGGGTTAAAGGATCGGTACAAGAAAGGCGCGGGCGGCGGTATAAAAGACGCCTTTAGTGCGACCCTGGGCGGAAAGGGCGCTAAGGATAAAGATGTTCCTATGGAGCACGGCTCTCCAGTTAATGGCGCTCCTGCGGAGGCCGGCGAGCCGGTTACTAAAGAAGCCTCTGAAAAAATGACTGTACTTGAGCACCTGACTAGCCTATCAAAAACATACCCAAGAAATTCTGGGGAGTTTGTGAAGGCGGCTAGTTGGCCGGTACCGACTGAGTACGGTAAAACCTACACATCGGCATGGAAGGCTTATTTCAAATCATGAACTTCCAAGAAGCCTTTTTTGATGAGTTAGAGAAGATTGCTGCTAGCAGAAGCGATAACTGGGAAGCATTGAGAAATTCTTCATTAAAGAACACTCATATGCTCAATAAGCCGACTACAGGGCGATCAAGTAGACTCTCAATAGAATCTGCGGCGCGGCGATCTATCGGACCCCGCCCTAATGTTCGCCAACCAGTTCGCCCCAGCTCTGTTATACGAAATGTCAGGATGATGCCTAAACAAGGAGTATCATGAATTTCCAAGAAGCTTTTTTTGATGAATTAGAGAAGATTGCTGTTGATCCTACTTTACTAGGTCTTACGGCCGGAGCGAGTCTTGCAATTGGTGGGGCACAGGTTGGTCACCAGTATCATAAGTACAGAAAAGCGCGTAAAGCGATACTTGAACAACACCCTCACATTGCTAAAAATCCGAAAAAGCTAAAAAAGCTAGAGACACGTTTAAGAAAGAGGATGATCCACGGACCTAGTGCTTTTTTCCTTGCAGGGTAGACGGAGAATTAGATGAATTTCGAACAAGCATTTTTTGATGAGTTGGAGAAGCTAGCCGGTGTTAAGCGATTAACCAGAATAATGAACTCTGTGGCTAAGAGTACTGATCCGCTTTCTATGACCTCCGGACTAGCTGCAGCCCACGACGTAGCTAATAAAAAACTCATCCGCAGAGTAGAGCGCCTCCCAAACCGTAAGTTCTTTGCGACGATGGGCGCGTCCGACCGTGGGCATAATAGTAACCTAAGTACCCCAACTCCGGCAAATAAGGCGTTTAGAGAATACTATAACCACGGCAAGGCTTCTAGAATGCTTCAGAACCGGCAAACAGATTTTTTAAAAGGACAGTGATATGAATTTCCAAAAAGGCTTTTTCGATGAGCTAGCAAAAGAGGCACAAGGCTATGCTCCTCCGGCTATGTACGGTGGGTTTAAGCCTGCCGGCATAGCATCAAAGTCTGGTCTACTGTCTAAGTTTAAGGCGGCGGTGAAACGTAAACTACCTAAGGCTATGAAAAAGCCTCTTCGCCTGAAGTAGTATGGACTCGTTTGTTGCTGGATTCATGAGTAAGTTAGCGGTGGACAACGGGTCTTGGCGTGCGGCGGTACGCGCTGCTAAGGGCGGCGCCGACTCTTCTTACGTAGGAAGCAACACCGGCGGCTACATGCCCCCCGCAGTTGTTCAAAGCTTTTACAGGAACTCCAGGGGCCGCCAAAATTCGATCGCTTAGATTAGCCAAATGGCGTAAGCTGACCTACAAACATAACAGACCGCCGTTAAGCTCTCGCATAGCGGACGGTGTCGGTAAGATGATCTCTCCTTCAGCATACTGATTGGGTTAGGTGTGTAATATGAACTTCCAACAAGCCTTTTTTGATGAGCTATCAAAGCTCGCCGCCATGCGCGACTACCCTGATCCCAAAGATGCTGCGGCAGATGAGCGGCATTGGAAAATGCGGCGTAATTGGTCCACGGCGGCAGGCGCGCTTGGCGTACTACCAGCGACGCTCACTGCGCGTAAGGGAAGAAAGCTGCGCACGCTCGCGGGCGCTGCGATAGGAGCTTCTATAGGCGCAGCCGCCGGCGGACCAGGCGCGATGGCCGGGGGCGCCATAGGAGCGCGTCTAGCGCACGGCGCGTACGACAGGGACGCCAGTGCTCGTGTGATGCGCGAGCACCTCGCTAAGAAGAAGTAATGCCTTTTAAATCAAAAGCACAGCAGCGTTTCATGTTTGCTGCAGAAGCTAAGGGCGAGCTAAAGCCAGGGACGGCTCGTAAGTGGGCGCACGAGACAAAAGACATAAAAGCTCTTCCGGATCATGTTAAGAGGGCTTTTATGATAGGTGTCGTTAATGAGCTGAATAAGCTGGCGACGTATAAATCACCTAAAGACGCCCCCGATTTCAAAACAATGAAGGCCAACAGAGTTAAGCTGACGCCAGAGGAGCGGGCGCTGGTCATGGAACGCAAGGCTGTCTGGCACTTTAACCACGCCGGCCCGTCTCCCGCTGTTTGGAAATCGGTCGTTAACGGTAAGGCCTGGTTTGTAACTAACACCCATCGCGCCTATAATGTATGCCCAACAGTTAATGGGGCTATAGGCAGGTACCATGCCTTCATAAAGAGCACAGCATGAACTTCCAACAAGCATTTTTTGATGAATTAGAGAAGGTCGCAGTAAAAGCCGGTGGTGTAAGTTTTCGTCCATTCAATACCGATAAGCCTAGGATATTTCGTCAACTACGGCCAACACTTACAGAGGCGGTACAAAGAACACCGGTAGTTCGGGCGGCAAGACAACTTACCAAAGTGTTTAATCATACAAAAAATCGGGCCGAGGCTCAAAAAGATATAAATACGGCAGTAACCCACGCTGGTCGTAAGCTAACCGACGCGGCGGGTAAAAGCATCAAAAGTAGGCCCGATGTATTTATAGGAGGTCTTGCTATACCAGGGAGACGTGTAGCAGCCATAAATATGGCTAACAGGCACGGTGTTGTATCAGACGAATCTGTAAAGAGACGAGCAACCATAGCTCACGAAGCTTTTCACGCTAGAAATCCTATATTAGGAAGAAGTGAAACTTTAGCACATGCTTATGGTGGATGGCGTAAAACTAAAGGGGCATCTTTAGGGACGAAGGTTAAAGACGCTGTCTCAGGTATACGCAAATATAGAAGCTTAAAAAACGAAGGGACATACCCGGAATCATAGGTTCCTGGGTAAAATAGTAGTATACTTAGGATATGAAGGAATTGTTCCGATCAAAGCATATCCGCCCGGAAGCCTATAAGATCCTCCTAGATAAGGAGTTTGGCGCTGAGTGGGTATCGTGGGAGCCCGAGACACTCAGAAGTGAGATATCTCGGGTATTTGGCGTTAATGTCACGGAAGAGGTAGATAACAAGATAAGCGCGTTGCGCGTTCTTTTGACTACCCCGCATTTTTACGTCGACGCGTCCGCTTTTGAGAACATCGTGCTGGCTATGAACGATCTCTTTGTAGATCCAAATATCCTTCAAATAGCCAGCCCGGAAGAGATCGTATACGCCCTAAAGATTATAGACCCGGTATCGCCGCATAAGCAGTCCTTTGGAAAAGAGATCGTGGCTTATGTCAATGTTGCTTGTAAGCAGGTGGGGTTACTTAAATACCCAGCGGAGCTAGCCTTCGCTCAGCCCGCGTACACCGGCGACCTTGCTGCCTTAATAGGTAAAATAGAACCAAAACAGGCCGATCCGGGCAGAATAGATCAAACAGATGCGGTGCAGGTACAGTCGTTTAAACTGTATCAGATACAGGAATATGTTGCCGCAAAAATGAGCATGATGAATCCGGCTAGTTTTGAGGCCTCCTCCCGCTAATTCAGAAAGGTTCGCAAATGGCTGTACAAACGGTTATCTTACTATCTACTAACACGATCAGCAATCCCAAGATAGTGTCTGTTGGGGTTATAACGACCCCGCCGTTCGCTGTTATTGCGAAAAACAAAAGCACGGACAGATCGATGTGGTATGTTGTGCACAATACCACAACTAACACGCTGTCCAACGCAATCGCCATCGCTCCTTCAGGTACAGCATATATACGAACCGAGAACTACGGGTCTCCTAATGACGCGCTGTCTCTTAGAATGTACCACTCGGGGGCCGGTCGTATAACGGTTACGCTACGCCAGTACTTTGCCCCTGCGCAGGGACAGGGCGGGGGCGGTGGTGGCGGCACGGTCATCCCTCCGTCTAACATAGCGACCACGGGGCTATCGTCCGCGTTCGGTCCTGAGTGGGGCGGGGAGGTTCTGACTATAACAGGCACTGGCTTTTTAGCCAACCCCATACAATCTGTACGCTTTGGCAATACAGCTGCTACGTTCACGACGGTCAATGACAGTACACTACGTGTTACTACGCCAGCTGGAACACAGAACTCTGTTGTGAATGTGGAGGTGATTCCTTCTGCAGGACCTACGGGCGTACTGTCTGCCGCATACACATACTCGGGATGGACCAATCTTGTACCGAAGGCGACAAGCCGGTTAATCTATGTTAGCTCTTCAACAGGTAACAACGCCAACTCAGGCTTTAGCCCGAACGCCGCCAAACAAACAATCAGAGGCGCGACAGGTGCTTTTGCTCTTCTAAGAGCGAATCAACCCGACTGGTTAATGCTTAGGGCCGGCGACGTGTTCCGATCACCTATAGGTGGATTTGAGAACATATATGGGGGAGCAAGCCCGAACGCCCCGATGGTGATAACAAGCTACGGCGTCGGCGCCCGTCCAATCATGCGCCCGTCGCCTGATAGTACGGGCATATTCCTACACAATTTCAATCAGCAAATCACCCGCAACATAGCTGTTGTTGGGCTTAATTTTGATTGGACGAATACAGCAAGAACGCCGGGTAATGCTATACAAACCAGCACCCCGTTCTCTAATATCCTGATCGAAGATTGCCGCATAAGTAACTTCGCTACAGGTATTAGCATATCGTGCCCGCCTGGATCGTCCTCAGGACTGAAGATTCGCCGCAACGTTATCACTGAGTGCTGCGGTCAGCCGGGCGTTGATGGTCACGGTATCTATCTACGAGCCACGTTCGACAACGCTATAGTAGAAGAGAACGTACTGGACCACAATGGTTGGTCAACTATATTCCCGAATTCCGGTTACGGGCAGAGTAACCGTAAGCACAACACGTACTTCCAGATAACCCAGCGCGTCATAGCTCGCGGTAACATCATTTCCCGCGCTTCTAATACGGGCTTAGGCCTGAGAAGCGGCGGTATTGCTGCGGATAACTTCTGCATGCAGAACTCGACAAGCATCTTGTTCGGCGCTAGTGATGGTACGAACTACACGTCTGGCGGCGTCACTGGTAGCGTATACCGCAACGTTGTGTTTGACGGAAAGAACATCACCAATGTCGTGTCCGGTCAGGTAGGTAATGACCAGGGCTGGGGTATCGTAGCCCAGAACGTACTGTCCGGAGTAATCCGCGACAATATGCTGGTGCACAACAAGACCGGCCTATTCCCGATAGGTATGGTTTTTAGCTCTAAGATAGACGGGGCTAGCATACCTTCTGTTGGCCTAGTTTCTTTGACTGTAAACAACAATCTCATACACCAATGGGGTCAGGACGTTGATATCGAGGGGCCGGGCGGAAGCAGAGCGGACATAACGTTCCGGGATAATCTAATAAATGAGCCGGTGGCGGGTCCTGGCGGTTCGACACGCTTTGTGATAGACATAGATAACGCCGGCATCTTTAACCCCACAGATTTCAAGTCCTCCAATAACCTATACCGCAGAGGATACGGCAACTCGTCTTGGTTCATTAACGGCGCTACACAATACACGTTGGCGCAATGGTCAAGCTTGCTGGGGGATACAACCTCTTACACGGCGGTTCCGACCTTTACATCACCTACGGTGTCTCCGGTGGCTTACTTGATAACCGTGGGTGTATCGACGCCTTCGCCGGTGGAGTTCTTGAACCTAGCTAAGCAGAATAGCAAGGCTTCGTGGAATCAAAACTACACCGCCTGGGCTATAAACAAATTCATGAGAGTAGGATTTAACAGAGTCTAATGTCTTTAGCATCTGAAACTTCTAGGCGATCAGCGGGTACGCTGAAAAGCCTTAACACCTATCCGAGCCAGTTCTTTGATCTGAGTTCACAGTATGTGCCACCGAGCATCAAAGAGATGTTTCGGTGGTGCCTCTATCTATACGTAACGCACTCTGAGATAGCGCCTGTTATCAATAAGAAGTGCGCCTATGTTATCACAGACCTCCTATATGAATCGACTAAGGATGGTGGCGCCCCGGCAGGTAAAGTAGTCGATACCTGGAAAGAGCTACTTGAGCGCACCATCAATATAAAAAAGGAGGAGTTCAAGCTTCTCGTGGATCTAGAGGTCTACGGCAACGCTTTCTGTTCCTTGTTCTTCCCCTTTGAGCGCTTCTTAGCCTGCCCAGGCTGTAAGCTTGAGAAAGCAGCTAGAGACATTAAGTGGAAGTACGAGAACCACACTTTTAAGGCTGTGTGTGAGGCCTGCAACAAAACAGGGGCTTTCATCGCTCGCGACAAGAGCGTTAAGAACCGACGCAGGATTAAGATCATTCGATGGTTTCCCCAGTACATAGATATACACTACAATCCTTTTACAGGACGGTCGGCGTACATCTATAGAATACCCACCTGGCTAAAAAAGCGCCTATCGGATCACACACAGAATAAAGATCTGGTAGAGGACACGCCGCTGGCTTTCTTGCAGGCTATCAAGGACAAAAAGAACATCAAGTTCGACCCTGATAACTTCTACCACTTTAAGAACCCTGGGGTATCCACGGAAGACGAGGCATTTGGCTTACCCCCGATGCTTCCTATATTCAAAGATGCGTGGCTATTCCAAACATATAGACGCGCACAAGAGGCTATAGCGGTAGACCATATTCTACCTATGACCCTGCTTATACCGCAACCGCCTGCTGGCGGCGCCTCTCCGCACATGAGCGTCAATCTTAATGATTGGTCGTCACGTATGCAGTCCATGATCGCCAAGTGGCGCAGAGACCCTAATGGTATCTTTACAGCGCCGTTCCCTGCCCAAGTAGAGCAGATTCGCGGTGACGCTAAGGCACTAAACGTGCATCAAGAAATGGAACAGATTCGCCAGATGATTACTGGTGGATTAGACGTGCCCCAAGAGTTTATCTATGGCGGTCTTAACTGGACCGGATCCAGCATCTCACTCAGAGTACTAGAGAACCTGTTCTTGGCTAGAATAAGCCAGCTGGACACCTTCTTAAGAGACTTCGTTGTACCTAACTTACAGCGCTTCTGTGGGTTACCGCAGATCGTAGTACGGCACAGCGACTTCAAGATGGCCGATGACGTGCAGCAGAAGCAGTTGGCAATGAACCTGCGCCAGACAAGCACCATATCGGACAGAACCACGATTGAGGAGCTGGGATTCGACGTGGAGCAAGAGAATCGTCGTAAGTCTGAGGAAGAAGAGGAGCGCGTAGCTTCTATGACTCGTCAGATGGTCGCCCAGGCGCACGCGCAAGGTCAGGCCATGGTTATACAGGCCGAGTACCAAGCACGGGCTCAGATCGCTGCGCAGGTTGCTGCTCAGCAGGCCAGTTTGACAGCCGCTAACAACAACCCGATGTCGCCTGCTATGACAGGCATGGCGATGCCCGGAGAGGCTCAACCCATGCCGGCTGAGGGCGGTGCAAAGGGTGGTGCTAAAGGTGGTGCTAAAGGTGGCGCCAAGGGCGGGAAAGGCGAGCAACAGATGCAGCCCGAAATATCTCCCGGTATGTTGGACTCTGTTGTTAACAACTTCCTGAAAGCGATCCCAGATGATATGAAGGAACAGGAGCTGGCGCGTATTAGACAGACCAATCCTGAGCTGGGGCTGCAGATACAGAAACGTATGAAGATGATACAGCAGCAAGGTAAGAGTATTAAACCTTTACCTGAGCAGAAGCCGCCTACTAGTGCGCGGACAAGCTCTTCGTCAGTGTAAAAAAGTAAGGGGGCGCAGGCCCCCTTATTTGTTTTTACAGGTATTTGGATCTAATCCTTGTTTCTTGTCTTCCATTTCAGAAAGTTATTAAACAAGGTGGGGATGCTGGATAGCAGCGCGAATATTCCCCCTATAAGCACTAGTGCCATCAAAAAAGCTACAAAGCCTGCCACCGCGTCAACCCTATCTAGTTCCTTTCCACATTCTTACACATAGATAGATAACGTATACTCCTGCGATAGCGTACAAGATACCACCAACCACCACCTCAAACGTTGTTGTGTGTGTTTCCATGGGTTACTTTCGTTTGTACCGCTCTATTATCTCATCAAAGATGATCGCCACAAGACACCCCACTAAAAGACCGCAGACTAGCCACATGTACCACATGGCTTAGTCGTTCAGCTCTTTTCTTATGCGGACTATCTCGGCTGCTATTTCTTTTTGAAGCTTGATGAGTGCGGCGCGGCCCTCTGTCGATAAATGCAATACCTCACCGCACTCTTCGCACTCCCAATATTCTATAACCTGGTGCTGTTCGTCAGTACCGGTGATTCTGTTAAGAGTATCATGTGGGCAAGGTTTTTGATTCATCTATAAAGCTCCATAAAAGGTTCCCCTGTATAATTATACCTTGCGCGATAATTCCCGCTCGCCGTACAGCGCGGCCCCTATAGCGACCCTCTCCGTGAATGGGATATATGCGCAGGCGTAGTTGGCCTCCCCTAGGAGGCGCAGCATCTCCATCGCTCGCGGTCTGTTTAGTGAATGAACAATAACCTTCATATAGACCGCCTTGTCCTTGGCGCCTGCCAGATACTTAGCCACAGTCATGCCGCTATTAGGCGGTGAACCCGCCTGCCCCTCAGAATCAGGGTCTAGGTCGTGGTCTAGGAACACTAGTGTGTGTCTATCATTCTCTAGCGCCCGGATAGCGTCCGCTGCTGTAGTCACATAAGTACAAGACAGGCTAGGGTCTATTTGTGACCTAAAGATACGCGCCCGGGAAGGGTTGTCATCTAAGAACAGTACTTTTCGGCTACGCGGCGGGGAAGTAGATAGATGGCTGATGGGTGCGCGTACCTGCGCGTTAGTCGGCTTATTCCGCCAGGCGTCTATTTCTCGCCTCAGATAGTCCACCTCGGCTTTTAGCGAGGCTATTACCGCGTCTTTATCTTCCGGAGTAAGCGCGTCCCCGTTCAACTGATTTTGGTTAGTCAAGGAAGCGGCGCAGTTTCCGCGGCCTGTATTTTTTCCACATTGTTCAGGTAATAGACAGTAGCGTGCACTTCCTCGGGTGTGAGGCTTCTCGTCCTAGCATCATTGATAAATGATACAGCAAAGATGATGCTACCGTGTCGAGGACAGGTGCCGTAAGGGTGGTCACTGCGCTGGCCGTGCCACCTGTCATAGGACTTGGTTCCAAAGTATCCGTGTTGCAGCGCCTTCCCACCGGTCAGTATGTCGTTAATAGCGTCACGTATGACGCTGGCTTTATCGTCCCCGCCACGAGCATATACGCCCACACGCATAACAGATTTTGATAGGTTCACTAGCCCTACATCATACCCAGCGTTTCCGACGCTGATTTTGAGCTGGGCTTCGCTGAGAGCCTTATTCAATGTATGCATGATCTCATCATGACGCTTTTTCTCCGCGTCTATAGCTTTTATCGCAGCCGCGCGATCTAGGTTTGCTTGCACGTACGGCGTACAGAAAGTTGTTTGCTCACTCATCTGCTGGAACCACCCTGATGGTTTTTGTGTCGGTATTGATCTCTACAGTAATAGACTCACCATACTGGAACCAAATGTTGCATATAGCATAGATCTCAGTGTCGCGTCGGTCAGTATACTCACGTATCTCCATAGGAGAGACAAGCTTCTTTTCCTTTATCTCGGCGCGGGTTTGCTCGCGAACAGCTTCGTAAACCCCATCAGGATCCTTTAGTGTTATTCTTAATATCATTTTTTAGTTGATCCAGTGTTATGAACTTACCCTTAACAATCTCTTCTCGCCCCTTAGCTACACGCTCCGGATCGAATCCTAGAGCCCTTAGTGTGCGGTCTGGGCCTAACTCTTTTTGCAGAGCGCCGCAAATAAGATCTCTGCTTGTATTCATCATATTCTGTACACGTAGTTTAGCTTCCAAAGCCTGTATATGGGTCCTTAGCGCTACTGTTTCTTCAGTAAGCACGCGGGTAGCGCAAGACACTTCCCTAGTTACAAGGGCTAGTATAGGCGCTAAGCACGCAGGGTGTCCCACACCCTTGGCTACTAAATCCTGGGCATCAACGAACGCTTCGCTAGCATCCCCGATAAGCCTCTCGTTCTGCTCCATCACCATTCCTGCTTTCTTATGGCGGCGTCTACTTTGTCGAATATGGTTTTAGCGTGCTCTTTGTCGTCGGTGGCTTCACCGCCCCTCCAGTGAGCATCTGCGTCCTCTTTATCTAGTAGATTGCGTAAATATTGAGCTTGCTCATTTGTGTTTGCTGGACCGCCGTGCTCGTAGCACGCAAGCCACGGTACCCTAGCCGGCCGCCAGCGTAACTTAACGCACTCCACAAAACGGCGTTGTTTAGGCTCCTGTAAGCCGTATGCTGGTTTATTACAGAACTCTCTATTAGGCAGTACCCTAGAGCAGCACCCTACCCCACCAGTCAGTTCTTTATGCTTTTTTTCCAGATATGTTGCCATGGTGTAGGCTCGGCGGGCTGTCTGTGTGGTAATCGCCAGGGAACAATGTGGGAGCTGAGCGGCGCGGACGCTCTAGTTCGTCTATGAGCTTTCCTATTTCCGATAACAGAGCCTCCCCTAGGCTTTCTTGCATGGATTTGTTAACTACCGCATCGCGCGCATTATGGGCGGTTGCTTTAGAATAGTACTTATAATCACCCAATAGTTGTTTAATCTTGGACAAGTTACTCGGTATCATGGTTCTTTCGTCAAAAAAAGAAGCCGTTCTCAATTGTCTTATGACACAAGAAAGGCCATAATTTAGTATGTCTAAACAACAAGAGCTGACCCAGAGGATAAAAGCTGGCCTAGCCGCCCGCCTGTCTGAGAAACTAGCTGTTGCGCGCCATATCCCCAGAGATACCTTGGTGGCTAGCGGATCAAAAATGCGCATAGAGTTGCTTAACCTAAACCGACCAGACGACCTGGCCCGATGGCAGACGCTGCATAACGATGTTGATAGATATCGAATCATAAATGAGAAAGAATCTCATCAAAAAGGCGAGTACTTTGTTCGTATAATATACAATGAGCTAGGTGACGATCTACCTACGGTCAAGACACAGGAACAGCTAAGAGAGTAATGGGACAATACGAATCATTCATCGCGGCCACTCGGCTAACGGAAAAAATTCTAAAAGAGGCCTTTCCGATAAAAGGTAAGCTGCACACAGTAGAGGCTACTAACCTGGCTTGGAGCGGCATAGGGAGAGATATAGCTCGTGACCTTAAGACTCAAAAGAAGTACAAGCTAGAGGACCGTTCATTAGTTGCCAATTTGACAGGTGATGTGCGTATTATAGACAACAAGACAAGCAAGGTGCTTGATTCTAGAAGTAAGCATGTCTTGCTGCAACTACCTCATATAACAGAACGCGGATCCTATATCCTACAAGGTACCGAGCGGCAGGTTATCAACCAGCTACGCTGGCGCCCAGGCATATACGCCAGCTTCACGCCGGATAACAACGTGAAGGTTGTGCTTAACACCTCGGCCGCCGGTACTTACCAAGTGATGCTAGATAGAGAATCACTGGTGACCACCTTCCGTGTAGGAACCACCACTAACTTTCCTATATATTCGGTACTCGTCGCAGTAGGCCTAAATGACGTTGAGATAAAGACGCTCCTAGGACAGAAGATGTACGATGTCAACAGGGCTAAAGCTAAGCCGGATATAGACATCGGTAAACTACTCAAGAAGCTCCGTCCTTACGCCACCGCCGGTTCTGTAGAAGAGAGAACTAAGCTAGTCAAGGAGTTCTTGGAATCAAAGCCACTGGACCCCGAAGTCAATAAGGTTACCATAGGCGAGGCCGTTTCTTTTATCGGAAGAGATGCTCTCATAGCTGCTGTTAAGAAAGCCATCGATCTAGGTAACGGCCGTGTAGAAGAAGACGACGTAGAGTCTCTTGCCTTCAAGGCGTTGTTATCTTTTGAAGACTTCATCGCCGAGCGGCTAATCATTGCCGTACCGAACATTAAGAAGCAGGTGGCTAATTTAGCGGACAGAAAGCCCCAGATACTTTTCGCGCTGCCGCCCTCGACGTTCACTAACGTCATAGAGAACTTCTTCACTAAATCAGAGTTCACGCGTCACGCGGACCAGAACAATCCTATAGACATAGCTGCGGTTAACTCGCTAGTCACCACTATGGGTGAAGGCGGTATCCAGAGCTCTCATGCCGTTACCGACGAACTCCGTACTATTCACCCGTCGCACTTAGGTCTTCTTGACCTAATGCATACGCCGGAAGGTCAGAAGATCGGTGTTACCAACCACCTATCCTTAGGAGCGAAGCGTATAGGCACCTCTTTGGCCCTAACGGTCTACGAGGCAAAGACAGGTAAAAAGGTAGAAAAGACTATCCAGGAGATAGTGAACAAGGTAATCGCGTTCCCTGATCAGTACGACAAGTTGGGTTCTGGGGTGCCTGTTCCCCGCTCGTCCGAAGTAAAGGTTCGTGTAGGTAACGCGTACAAGACGGTCAAAGCTTCTCAAGTAGAGTACATCTTCAGCAGCCCAGACGCCTTCTTCTCTACTACCACAACAGCGATCCCGTTCTTACCTAATAACCACGCTAACCGCGTGTTGATGGGTGATAAACATATTGAGCAATCAGTGCCTTTGGCAGACCCAGACAAACCGCTGGTTATGCACAGAATAACCTCCTCTGATGCTTCAGGTCGTCGGGTAGGTGGATACGAGGAATTATTCGGACACGCCTTCGTGGTGAAGGCTCCTGTAAGCGGTAAGGTCACTAAGGTGACTAATGAGGCCATATTCATTAAGCCCGCAAAAGGCCGCGCTGTTGAGGTGGCTATACACCACCACTACCCGCTAAACTCTGGAGCGTTCCTGCATGATACACCCAAGGTTAAGGCAGGTGATTCAGTAAAAGAGAATCAGGTTCTGGTGGAGAACAACTTTACTAAGGACACTACTCTGGCTATGGGCAAGAACCTGTTAGCCGGTTATGTCGCTTACAAGGGGTACAACTTCGAGGACGGCATCGTTATATCGGAGACCGCGGCGAAGAAACTGACCTCTATTCACAAAAACGAGTCGCGCGTAGATATTGATAAGAACACCAAGGTCGGCGCGGACTTCTATTTCGCCGCCTTCCCTCAAGAGCTTAAATACATCAGAGAGCGCAAGGCTCGTTATGACGAGGCTGGTATCATAAAGAAGGGCGCGACTGTTGAGCCCGGAGACATATTGATTCCTGCGTTCCAGCAAGTGCCGCTACACGCAGAGTTCGACTTTAAGCGCCTTGGTAAGCGTCTTGGGGACCGTGCTGTCGACATCTCCGCTAGGTGGGATAGTCTGGTTCCTGGAGAAGTGGTGGATGTTGTAAAGACCGGCTCTTTTGTGAAGGTGTATGTGAAGTCTGTGGAGCCTATGAAAATAGGCGACAAGCTTTGTTTTACACCAGACCACGACGTGCTCACTGTCGATGGCTGGAAACCTGTAGGAGACATTGTTATGACCGACGTCATAGCAACCCTACGAGAAGGCCTGGGTGTCTTAGAGTACCACACCCCCACAGAGATATTCTCGTATGACTGTGTCGAAGAGCCCATGTACCATCTTGAGACGCAACAATTGTCTATGATGGTCACTATGGACCATCGTCTGTACGTTAATCGTAGAGACCGCCTAACCTACGAACTTTTACCGGCTAGAGACGTGATGGGCAAACGAGCCCGGTTTAAGAAAGACGCGGTCTGGTTAGCAGAGCCGCCTGAAACGCTGCTTGGATTCGAGCCTACCGATTTTTGTCGTCTAATAGGCTTTTTTGCTGCAGAAGGTAGCCTGACCAAAACGGACTATCGGGTCACACTGCATCAAATTAAGGAAGAGGGGCGTCAATGGGTACAGGCACTTCTCAAGCGGCTAGGTATTAAATACAGTGTTTTGAAAGACAGATTCAATATATATAGTAAGAAACTGTACGAGTTTTTCTCTTTATTTGGTAGATATGCCTGGCTAAAAAAACTACCGACACAGCTACTGCTTCTTGACAAAGAGCGTCTGCAGGCCATTTATGAGGGTTTCCTAATCGGTGATGGTACGGTAAACAACAGCGGCTCAGAAATACTCATAACAACCAGCCCTGTACTAGCGGATCAATTTCAGGAGATCGCGCTTAAGTGCGGCTGGTCGGCTAATATTAAGAAACTCCCTATAGACCCTAACCCGAAGTATATTGGAAGCCAGGTTCTTTATCAGCGGCACGAGACCTATCACGTTCGGATTGTGAAAGGCAAGTGCCGTCCTCAGATAAATCACGGGCATGTAAAGAAACAGCACGCCCAGACTGAGGAGACGGTGCCGTACACAGGTAAAGTACATTGTATAAATGTACAGAATCATATCATCTATGTTCGGAGAAACGGCAAGCCGCATTGGAGCGGTAATTCTATGCGGGCAGGAGCCAAGGGCATTGTCACGCACATTCTTCCTGATGAGGAGATGTACAAGACAAAAGAAGGCAAGGTCTTGGATATTCTGCTGAAC